ATACAAAACGCTGTTAAGAATGGAGAGATGGTTGGACTTCCAGAAGACACAGCGAAAATAGAACAGTTTCCGGGTAAGTCTTCAGAGGACCGGCAGAACTGGATACAGTCAAGAGAGAACCACACATACGCATCTCTAGGAGTACCACGAAATATGATTACTGCCGACGGAACGTCAGAGGTAGGTGGTATTAATGGACACTTAGTGTTTGAGGTAACAGGCGGGGCAGAAGCCAGCGACGAGGAAGCAAGTATCTGGAATCAAATGGCAAGAAGAATTAAATTCAATAGACCTCCAAGTTTGGCACCAAACGCACAGGAAAACCAAGAAAAGAACACAGGACAAACTCAAATACAACCACAGGAGGCAACGCCTAGCGTTAATAGATAATGGTAATTCAAAATCCCTTAAACCTACCTCCCCCTGTCCCAGCAGAAGAAGTCTTTAAACCAAAGAAGACTCCAAAACAAAAGTGTGAGGAGAAGGGTGGGACGTGGGACGAGGCAACACAGACATGTAAAATGCCAACATCAGAGAAACCAACAGGAGTAGTAACTTCTAAAAACACATCCCCAGAGGAATATGAAGCATACAGAATAAGTCAAGGATTTACTCCAACAGATACTTCTAAATTTGGACCATTAAGAGATACAGAGACAGGGAGGCTTAGTGGTTTTGAAAGAGAGGGCAAAGCATTCGTAGGAGCTAACTCAGAACAAACAAGAGATGTTTTAGAGGCTGAGGCAAATAGACAAGAGTTAGTAGTTGGAGGACAAGCAGAAACAGTTTTAGGAAATAGAGAACAACAACAAGCAGGACTAGAAGCAGCCGCAGGAGTAAGCCAGACACCACTAGACCCAACATCCGCTACAGAACAGATTAATCTTAATTATGTAAACGCAGCTTTATCAGCAATACCGGGAATATTGCCGGATTTAGTCTCTGGGGCTTTTTATGGTGCGGGTGTTGGTGCGGGTGTTGGTGCAATCGGAGGTGCAGTCGGAGGACCAGGGGGTTCAGCTGCGGGAGCAACGGCGGGAGCAAGTGTTTGGGCAATAAGAGGAGCTGTTTTAGGAGCAGTTAAGGGTTTTTATAGTGGATTTATTAGCGATTTAGAGAGCCAAAGAGGAGCGGCTGTTGAGGCACCAATAAGAACACTAACAGAAACAAAACCATTATTATCAGATATTATAAATGCCCAAAATGCAAACCCAGAAGACAGAGCAAAACATAAAGAACAATGGGATATACAAAAACAACTTATACTAGACGACTACGACAACCTAAAAGAATTAACAGAAAGTAGTGTTTCAAGTTTTTTAGGAGAGAATGGTATAAATCAGTTGAAAGAGTTTGAGGTTTATTATGCAGGAGAGGCGCAACAGTTAGAGTTTGAGTTCGCCGACGCTCTAGCAAACCCAGACCCTACAAAGATAAGAGCAACCTCAAAAGATATTGAAGCTATGAGATTAAGAATAACAGGAAGTTTATCATAATGGATATTAATATAGATAAAAATATATGGGTAGTAATTATTATTAGTTTTCTTCTATGGTGGTTAATATAATGGAAACGGCGATTGATTTAATAGGTACTTTGGGATTTCCTATATTCGTCTGTTTATGGTTTATGTTGAGGACAGAGAAAGTTATTAATAATAATACAGCAGTGATAAAAGAGGTGTTACGAAAACTTTAAATAGTGTGATACACACTTAAACACATGACAAATGAAGATAATAATAAAACTGAACAAAAGGGAGAAGAGGATAATAAACCTCTTTCTATTGTTGATGAGGCCAAAGCGATCAGGGATGAAATCGTCAAAGCCAAAGAAGAACTCAAAACGGAGAACGACAGGCACGAGAAGAACAAAGCGGAAGACATGTTAGGCGGTACTTCTGGCGGTCATGTTGAGGCAAAAGAACCCCAAGAAATTTCTGATGTTGATTACGCTAACAAAGTAATGGAAGGAGAGATTGGCGATGACAAACAATGATGAAATAGTTAGAGTTTTAAAAATTCTTATTAAGGATGGAATGGATTATGGTTATACTTTGAACCCAAGAACACTAGATATTAATTTATTCAATGGGGAGATTAAAGATGAAAAACAATAAAACTCCAGAAGAAGAAATGGATCTAGTAATTTATAATGACGATCAAAGATGGTGGGTAAACATTGATGAGAATGCCACAGCGTCTATAAAACAATTAGAAGATTCAATAAAACTACAAAAAGAGATACAAATCCTCGCACTTTCTAAGATTGACGAATTATCGGATTAAACGGAACATTTAAATAGTTATTCGGTTAAGCGATTACATGGCAGATGAAGCAGTTATGAGAGTTCGGTTTTCCGACCCAGTAGATTTTACATGTGCAGATGGTACAGCAATTCCTAAAGGTACTTTATTGAAATTAGATGATGCTAGGTTGGCTGTTATTGCAGGTGCTAATGATAATGTTTGTGGTGTATGCGCTAGGGATAAAATTGCCTCAGATGGACGAACACAGGTAGCAGTATTTATGGATGGTATTTTTGACTTTACAGCAACAGGGGCAGGTATTGACGTAGGTACGGCCTTTGCAGCAGGCGCAGCAAACGAAGTAAAGGCAGCAGTAGCAACTGATGTAGGAATGAAGACTGTTGGTTTAGCACTAGAAACAGCATCAGCTAATGAGGTTTTCCAAGGTTTACTAAGACCTGGATGTAATAACACGGCATACGTATAAAATGGTAACTGTAGAAACTAACACAATAAGAGGACTGGACATCGATAAGATGATTAAAGGTTTTGCCTTGACAAATTATATTTTTAAGGGAATGGTAAACAATTCTACTACTTCTGGAGATTCTGTTAGATGGTATCAAGAGACAGCAGCAGACTTAACTTTAACATCTCCATCTTTTTTAGAGACTTCTCCTTTGTCTCAATTTGAACAGGCAGAAGTAGACTGGACTCGAAACACAGCCTACCCAAAGAAGTATGCTATTGAAGGCACTATTTCTCGAGAAGATATTAAGAGTGCGGATATTGATGTTTTGGCACGAACTATTCTACGATTAACTAGGGCAGTAGTTAAGAAAGTAGACTCTGTTATTTATAATGTAATGAGTGAAGACCAAACTCCTGCTACTATTGGAACTGCAGCGGCTACTGGTACAGGTTGGGATGATTTGACAAACGGTAATCCTATACTAGATATTATGGCAGGACTACAGGCAATCGCAGAGAATGATTATGATACGTCTGGTTGTATTGTTGCTATGGATCCGAAAAATTATAAAGATTTATTGAATTATGTGATTACTGTTAAAGGTTCTTCTATTCCTGCCTTCGCAAGTTCTACAGTACAGACTGGTGTAGTAGGTACTCTTGTAGGTTGTAAATTGGTTGTTTCTAATAATGTTGTAGCTGATTCTGTATGGATGGGACTTCCTAAGACTGCGGTAACATGGAAATCTTTTGAAGGACTACACTCCGAGACAGAGAACATCATGGGTAAAGGAACTAAAATAGCAGTATGGGAGAATGGTGTTGCTATATTGACAGACCCTAAGGCAGCGTATCTTATTACTGATACAAATACATAATGGGAAGAAATGTTATCGACTCTCCTACTTCTAAATTTACTGTTACTAATTGGACTGAAGACTTAACTTTATCTGGTACTGAATCAACAGCGGCAAATATTGCAGCTACACTGGCAACAGTTATTAAAGAACTACAAGACCAGGGTATACTAAACGGGAGCACATCAGCATAATGACAAAAGAAAATTCTAGGAGATTGTACGACCATTACGTAGAGATTGGTTATGACAAGGCGGCGGAAGATTTATTAAGAAAGTACCCCATGTTTAAAGATGACAAACCTAAAGCCGAACCAAAGGAAGTTCAAGGCGGAGATGATAAAGGGACAGCTGATAGTAAAAGCAATCCCCGAAAGAAAAAGTAACGGAGATTTGATTATGCACGTACCTTCTTTATCATTAATAAAACAATTACAAGGAGAATATAAAGAATAATGGCAAGTGGAATATACAACAGATGGAAAGCAAACCTCATGAATAAAGAGGTAGACCTAGAAGGAGATACAATTTACGTTTCATTATACGACAATTCACATTCATTCACAGCGACGGACACAACCTATACAACTACAAACGAACTGGCTACGGCCGGCAACTATACACAGGGAGGCTCCGCTTTGGCAGGTAAGGCAGTAACAGAGGCGGCAACAACTAAGTGGGATGGTACAGATATTGCATGGGCTAATGGTACATTCACAGTATATCACGCAGTCCTATGGGATTCTACAGCAGCCAATTCTTTAATATGTTCTATCGACTTTGGAGGAGCGCAAACGGTAGCGGCCGCAACCTTTACTATTCAGTGGGACGCAGCCGGTATTATTACGTTAGCTTAAATGGCTTTAACAACAGATTTAGTTTCTTATTATAAGTTAGACGAGAACGGAGCCAATACAGATGTAGTAGATGCTCATGGTTCTAATGATGGAACAGCTACAGGGGCAACTCCTAATGTTTCTGGATTAATTAATACAGCTTATGATTTTACATTTACGGTACAACCAGGAGATTATATTGATGCAGTTGAACCAATTCCTTATACAGATTTTACTATAAATGCTTGGGTATATAAAGATACAACGGCTGAATCGGGAGCAATATATTCAACATCAAGTGCAGTTGAACCACTTGTATTTTTTACAATAAATTCAGATGGGAAATTATCAGTTTGGGCAAGAAGTAATACAGGAACAGGTTTAATTCAATGGGTTGCAACTACACCTGTAACTGCATCTAATTGGCACATGGTTACTTGTACTTTTGATGTTTCAACAGGAATATTTGAAGTATTTTTAGATGGAACTTCTGACG